GAGGTAACAATGGTACTTCAGGACCTGGTTCATCTGGTGGCGGAGGCGGTGGTCTTGCATATGGTACATTTGAGACAACGCCAGGAGAATCATTAACTGTTGTTGTTGGTGCAGGTGGTAATGGTGGTTCACCTAGTTCAACAGGAGCTGCTGGATCTGGTGGAGATTCTAAAATTTCAAGAGGAGGAACCGAACTATTAAATGGTCGTGGTGGTAATGGTGGTGTAAGTAATACTAGTTCTCAAATTGATGGTGGTACAGGTGGTGGATCATCTGGAACCAAAAGAAATGGTGGTGGTACTGGAGGACAAGGAGGTCGCTCTCAGTGGAACGGTGCTGGTGCTGGTGGCGGTGGTGCAGGCGGATATTCAGGAAATGGTGGTATTGGTGCAGGTACACAAGGTGGTGCTGGAAATGGTTCTGGTGGCGGTGGTGCTGGTGGTAGAAATATTAACAGTCAACCTCCTGGCACTGAAGGTTCTGGTGGAGGAACTGGAGTCTACGGACAAGGTAGTAGTGGAACACAAGGTAGCTCTAGTAGTGTAACTGGTTCTTCTGATGCTAGTACACAAAATCCACAGTCTACTATTGGTGGTATACCTGGTGGTGGCGGTGCTGGTGTTGAGGATGACACATTCTCTAATGGATGTTCTGGTGGTAGAGGTGCTGTTAGAATTATCTGGGGAGAAGGAAGACAGTATCCTTCTACTAGTACTGGAGATGTTTAATAAATACAAAGGAGGAAAGTTCTGAACAGTTATGTCTACATTAAATGCTGGAACCCTTAATATTACAGGGACACTAAATTTACCATCTTACACTGATGCTCAGAGAAACTCATTATCAGCAACTGCTGGTATGATGATTTACAACTCTGAACAAGGTGGTATTGAAGTATACGACGGTACAGAATGGAAAGCTGCTGTTGGTGCTGGTGGTGGATTTATTGTAGCCTCTGGTGGTGCAATCCAAAATGATGGTGATTTCCGTATTCATACTTTTAATAGTGCATCTTCTTTTATCGTAACTGAAGTTGGTGATGCGACACAACCATTTGGTAATACAGTAGACTATCTCATCGTTGCTGGTGGTGGCGGTGGAGGAGGATTTGCCTCAGGAGACTTTAATAACTTTGGATCTGGCGGAGGCGGTGGAGCTGGTGGTGTTTTAAAAACTGCTGGTTATAACTACGCTATTTCTGCTGGTTCTTACTCGGTATCTATTGGTGGTGGAGGAACTGGAGGAACTGGTAACTCTGCTGGATCACCTGGTGGAAATAGTTCACTAGGAACACAAACTGCTATTGGTGGCGGTGGAGGTGGTCAACAGGATAAACCTGGTCAATCAGGTGGTTCTGGTGGCGGAAACGGTACTGATGGAGCAGGTGAAGGACCTGGCGGACCTGGCACATCTGGTCAAGGATTTCCTGGTGGATATGGTGCTAACCAACAGAATGGTACTTCTGGTGGTGGAGGAGGTGCTAGTGAAGCAGGACAGAATGGTTATAACAGACCTAACTCAGGACCTGCAAGAGGTGGTAATGGATATACATCTGCTATCTCTGGTTCTCCTGTTACATATGGAGGCGGTGGCGGTGGTGCAAACTATCCTGGCGGTCCTCATAACCCTAACGGTGGATCTGGTGGTGGTGGAGTAGGTGCTCTATCTCCTACTGCTAACGGAAATCCTGGCACAGGTGGTCTTGGAGGAGGTGGCGGTGGAGCTGCTGACCAAGATCCTCGCAACTATCCAGAGCCTAAAGGTGGCAATGGTGGTGGCGGTATCATTATTGTAAAGTATAAATTCCAGTAAAAACAATGGCACATTTCGCAAAAATAGACAGAGTAGGAACTGTTGTTGATGTCGTTGTCGTTGACGATGCAGTTCTTTTAGATGAAGATGGTGTAGAAAAAGAACAGAAAGGAGTTAATTTCCTTACTGAACTATTTGGTGGAGCACCTCAATGGGATTGGAAACAAACATCATACAATGCATGTAAAGGTCGTCATAGATTTCAACCACAACCAGCTAGTTATGGTGATGAAGTACCACCTATATTTGATGCTAAACCTTGCTTAAGAAAAAATTATGCTGCTATTGGTGGTAAATATGATTATGTAAGAGATGCTTTTATTCCACCAAGACATAATGCAACACATGTTATTTTAGATGAAAAGGCATGTCATTGGGAATGTCCATATCAATCTAATCAAAAAAATGATAACGGAGGCATACCACTTCCATATACAGATAGTTCAGACTATACTGTAAATGCACAAAGAAATCCTAAGGGTTGGGTTTGGGACGAAGAAAAGAAAACATATAAACAAGTACTAGCCTTTGAGCAAAAGAACGTGCAATATCAATTTGATCCTCAACAAAATATGTGGATTCAACCAAATTATTAAACAACAATATGATTTCATTATGGTTTCCAAAAGCGATTTATTTTCAACCAAACATTTTAAATAATAAACTAGGCATCTATGAGGAACAAATCAAAGGTGCCTTTTCCAGTATTGGAACTTGTCGCGAAAGATTAAAGAATGTAGATTCTACACATAGACTAGAGAAAAATATTTTTGACGTAGCAGAACTAGATGGTCTGGTAGAAGAATTTTATAAACATGCAAATTTATATCTAGATGCTCTAGGTTATAAGAAAAGAGAATCATTGCACATTCAAAACTGTTGGGCAAACATTAGTTATCCTGGCGACTATCTTTTTCCACATAACCATGGTGGATCTGTGATAGCAGGAGTTTACTATGTGAAATGTGGTATTCATGAAAAGATCAAATTTTTTAATGCTCCTACAATGCTTCCTGATCCAGATGAGTGGAATGAGAGAAACCATCAACATTGTGAATACTCATGTTTACCTGGCTCGCTTTTATTGTTTACAAGTGATATAATGCACGGTACAGAGAAGCAAGACTGCGAAGAAAAGATTGCTATTTCATTTAACATGTCATTATGAATGAGTTTAGTGTTCCACAACAATCACCTAACTTTATTGCTGGATGGTATATAAGTGAGGATGTATGTGATGGTTTGATTTCTTTCTTTGAGGAATCAGATAAGAAAAAACCTGGCGCTATTGGTCAAGGTGTGAATGAAGATTTTAAAATATCAACTGACGTTACTGTTATTCCTAGAAATCCTGACAAGAGAATACAAGATTATCTTAAAGAGTTGAATAATGTATGTGATCAATATATTCTTAAATATCCATGGTGTTCTACCAATCAAGATATTTGGGGATTGAATACTAATTTTAATATCCAGAAATATAATCCTAGTGAAGGTTTTTTTGGATGGCACACGGAGAGATCTACTATGTCTGATCTAGTTGCAACGAGACATCTTGTATTCATGACATATCTAAACACAGTAACTGATGGTGGAGAAACAGAGTGGTTTCATCAACAGATTAAAATACAACCAAGGAAAGGATTGACAGTCATGTGGCCAGTAGACTGGACTCATGTTCATCGTGGTGTGCCTTCCAAGACCGAAACTAAATATATTACAACTGGATGGTATACTTATAAGATACCCAACTTTGATTACACTCAATATAATGGAGCCTGATGAATCTTTATCATAATTATTGGTGGTTTAAAAATGCATTTACTCCAGAACAATGCGATCGTATTATTAAAATGGGTATGCAAGAGAATTTTGAGCTAGGTGATATTAATAGAAATAATAAAAGAACAGTAGAGGAAGAAGATAAAGAAGACTTATTTAAAACAAGGAACTCTCATGTATCATGGATAGACGAACCTTGGATCTATAATATTCTAAAAAAATATATTGATTCTGCTAATAAAAGTGCAGGATGGAATTATGATTGGGACTGGACAGAGATGTTGCAGTTTACAAAATATGATGTTGGTCAATTTTATGATTGGCATCCAGATCAACATCATTACGTTTATCCAGAGGATGATACTAATGTAAATATGAGAGGAAAGTATAGAAAACTTTCTACAACATTGCTACTAAATGACACAAGTGAGTTCAAAGGAGGTGAGCTTGAATTTCATTACAACATGAAAGAAACTAAGATTGCTGAAGAACTAACAACTAGAGGAACCTTAATTGTATTTCCTGCATTTGTATATCACAGAGTTCGTGAAGTTACAGAAGGAACTAGGTATTCTCTAGTTAGTTGGAGTATTGGAGCACCATTCAGATGATTCATATTTCACATACTGATCTTAGTGATGATTTTGTAAATAGGATAATTGATTTTTTTAAAGACAATATCCTAAAAACATACACATGGGATGAGACTAGAGTTCTTAGTATGGACAAAGGAGGGATTGGTAATTACAATCTACCAGAGACATATTATGAAATTCTTAACCTTGCTAAAGATGTTAAGAGTAAGGTAACTGACAAAGAGTTTTCTGTTCTACAGAATGTTGAAATTGTGAAGTATCCATGTGGTGCTTGTAAAGTATTTCATAAAGATAGAACAAGGAAAACCACAACAGGAGCCTCAATAACATATTTGAATGACAACTATATTGGTGGTCATACTGTTATTGAAGGTGTAGATGTTCAACCTCTTTCTGGAAGAACAGTATACTTTGATGGAATGGAATTTCGTCATGGTGTATCAAATGTAATTAAAAGAGATAGATACACTCTCTCTATGTGGTATGGATTAGATGCCACAATGCCACTAAACAAAGACTTTTTGGAAATTTAAAATGGAAATTATTGACAATTACTTATCACCTGATTTATTCAAAGTTGTTCAAGAGACTATCTTGTTATCTCAGAACACACCATGGTTTTTAAATACTGATGTCTCTGGTCATGGAGTAGAAAAACATCCGTATTTTACTCACCTTATGCATCATGAACATAGAGCAAACAGCAATCACTTTGATCAATGTATCGTTCCTATTCTATTCATGTTTGGAGCAAAAGCATTGTTGCGTGTTAAGGTGAATTTATATCCTAGAACAGAAACTCTATATCATTATCATGATCACTACGATTATGATTTTGAACACAAAGCAGCAATTCTTTATCTGAATACTAATGATGGATATACAATTATTGGTGATGAGAAAGTAGAATCTATTGAGAATCGTTTGCTAAGATTTGATGCTACTAAAATGCATCATAGTACAACATGCACAGATCAACAGTACAGAGCCAACATCAATTTTAATTATTTCTAATGGCAAGTCAACTGTTGAATATTAGGAACAGTTATAAGTTTCCTGAATATATTGATGTACAAAACATACCTGATACTAGAAGTATAGAGTATGGAATTAAAAAAGTATTGTGTGAAGAGTTTGGTATTGTAGGAGAGGTTGAGTGTATAGAAAAAATATCTGATAATAAGATATCATCCAATGGAAAATTTACATCTGTAGTTTGTTTAGACACTGGAGATTTACATCTGTATGCTCTAGATGTAGAAAACAAAGAAGTGGGTTTTGAATTAATTCCAAAGGTGATGTATTTTTCAGATGCTATTGTATACAGATGGAAAAACATACAGGAGATTGATAATGTCAAATTTGACTTTTACTAAAGTTGCTGATTTACCTGTTGCTCACATTCAAAATTTTTACTCTCAAGATGAGTTAGAAAAGATAATGAATGAACTAGAATATCTGTATAGCATTGACAGATATAAAGGTGCAGAAGAAGATGGAGGACCAGGTACTGCATATGAAGATGGTGTAGCACTTAAAGTAGGAAAAGGTCTCCATCTAAATGTTGTGTATGATGATGTTAAACAATCTGATATACTCAGTATTAATAGAAAATTATTTAATAAAAATTTGATGGATGATTTAATGAGTAAACATCCATTCTTTCGCTATCTGTGGAGATCAAATAGAGACGAAACTAAAATCCATTATTTTGAAAATGGAGATCACTATAGACCACACACAGATGATTGTGTAATCACGGCTATTACTTGGTTTTATAAAGAACCAAAGATGTTTACTGGTGGTGATTTGATTATTGAAAAAGCAATCAAATTACCATGTCTAAATAATTCTACGGTAATATTTCCTTCAATTCTATATCATGAAGTGACACCTGTTATCATGGAAAATCTTTCTGGATTTGGAAGATATTCTATGAGTCAATTTTTGTATATGTAATTATGAATCAAGTAATTTTATTTGAAAGCGAAGAACCGAAAACTATTTTTGCTCCAACATACAGATGGCATATGTATGAAGGAGATGTAAATGTAAGGGATATTAGAGATACTATTCTTTGTAAAGAGGAAGAGATCATTAGTTCTCATGAATATGAGAGTGATTGGAATACAGGTCTAGGTAAAGATAGTATGACATCTAGATCAAGTAGCTATAACTTATTGGATTGGGAAGAAGCAGATCATATTAAAGATATTATTAGAAACTCACATGATAATCTAATCACGACATTAGATCCAAACATGTGGGAGGACAAGATATATGTGCAATGTTGGGCAAATGTTCTAAGGAAAGGACAGAAAATTAAACAACATCAACACTGGAATAGTAAGTACACATATCTCGGTGGACACATTTGTCTAGATGATTACGACACTCATACCTACTATGTAAATCCATATTCTAGAAAAACATTTGATACGAAAAATAAGAAAGGAAAGGTGTATCTATTTCCTAATTGGTTAGAGCATTACACTGACACCTATGAAGGTGATGATGTTCGTGTTACAATTGCATTTGATATCATTACACAAACTGTGTATGATGAAGATATTTTTGACAACATGAAAGATCATTGGGTACAGTTATGAATACTGAACAGATCGTAGAGGCTATCAATTGGGTAACTAGGGACACTCCCATCATGTTTGATGTTACTGTCACTACACCACCCAAAGATCTTATTCGTCAGAGAGCACAAGACAATTTTAATAGAGGAAAACCAAACTCTTTAGATAAAGATTACTATCTTTCTGATGAGTGTAAGTCTGTAATCGTATGGAATGTCTTTAGTGATGTTGCATACGATTACTATTATAAAAACAACTTTTTACCTCAGATTATTACATACTTGAATACAAGATATGAATATAACTTTGGTTATGATGGTTATAATCTTAATCGTAAACAGTTTGCTATTAGATCTGGAGCAGCAACTCTAGCAAAACCATCTCTAGCATTTCATAAAAAATTTGGGATGAATTATAAAATTGATCTTATCTTTACTAATGCAGAGTTTGATGATACAGTTGTTGTAGAAGGACAACCACACTATGAAAATTGTGAGGGATGTGATGCTCCATGCGAGAGCAAATGTCCAATGGGTTGTAAGATGGATTTTGATTTAGTTGATTGGGAAAAGTGTGCAAACTTTGTAGACGTTCCTGAAGCATTTAAAAATCTTGATACCATCTGTAGGATATGTCAAGAGGAATGTCCATACTCTGAAGATCTTAGAAAAGAGATTCTAGCCATGGATATAAATTATGGAGGTAGAAAAAATGGGTGAGTGGCGTTCGTGGAAATCTAATCCACCAAACAATAAATTTGCTCCACAATTTTCTGTCAACATGTGGTTTGATCTTATTGGTCTGCAGTTAATTGATGATCTTTTAGAGGTTGTAAAAAGTAACGAAGACCTATATCAAAATCATCAATGGGAACACTACAATGTTTTCCAATGGAATGATAGATGTATTCGTGATCTTAAAGACATCATCAAAGCTTCTTATCATGATTTTTGTAATAAGATTGGATATTGTACTCAAGAAATTTGGATAAGAGGTTGGGTATACCCACAAAAACAAGGAATGGCATTAAAAAGACATACACATGCTATGCATGAGAATGCATATATTAGTGGTAATATTTGTCTCACTGAAAATAATACCACTACAGACTATGACATCCCATATCTAGGATGGGTTACAACAGAAAATAAAAAAGGAATGATGACATTGTTTCCATCATGTCTTCCACATGCTGTAGATGAACTTAAAGAAGAGGAAAGATATTCTCTAGCTTTTGATTTGATCACAGAACAAGGCATGGATTTTTTCTGGAATAACAATACAAAAGATTCTGATCCATTATTACTAGCAGTAGAACTATGAAACTAAATGAATTTTTTTGGCATAATGGATATTGTGTCATTCGTAATTTTATCTCTGAACCAGAGTATTTAAGTATTCTTCCAGAAGACCTTTATACAGAGAGACATATTGAATATCTTTATGATGGAACTTTAGAGGGAGATTATAAAGAGGAGGCACAGGTAAAAGGATCTTACTCTAGAACTTGTTTTCCTCCACTAAAAGAATTTCATATGCAGATGAGGAATCAAATTCAGAAATTTATTCTTCCACCTCATCAATTACATCCAACTTTTTATTTTGATAGGATTTATTATGCTGGCACTGAATTAGAATCACATATAGATTGGGAACCATGTGAGATTAGTGTTACATTACAATTAAGAACTACTCTTTCTAAACCATGGAAGTTGTTTATAGAAAGGAAAAGCGGTGGTGTCTCTGAGATTGAACTGCAAAATGGGGATGCTGTCATCTACCTAGGAAACAAAGTAAGACATTGGAGAGAACCGATGCCAGGCGGACCTAAGGATTATCATCATCAATTGTTTTTACACTATGTTGTGTATCAAGGAGAGGCATTTAAAGAGCTTCAGGATTGTGGGTATCTACAAGGAGTATAAATATTCATACATCGTTACCACTTGATTACAATGGATCCTGCACAACTAAAGAAAAATTTTGAGGAGCAAATCGCTACCACTGAAAAGCAAATTACAGAATTAGAAGCTAATCTACTTAAAGCAAAAGAATATAAACTAAAACTAGTAGGAGGACTAGAAACACTAGGTCTTCTAGAAGGCAAAGATGAAGCACCAGCACCAGAAACTCCTGCTGAATAAATACCAGATCCCTTCTTCCTAAATAGGTAAGAAGGGATTTTTGTGTGTAATGGCATCTCCAAGTACAAGAGCTGAACTCATCACATATTGT